AAAGGACAAACACCTATTAACTATAAATGGCATATAAGACTTTTCAATATACTCATCTTCTGAATCCATTAGATTCTCTTTGGTGTAATTTATTGCTTTTAAATATTCGCCTAGTTTCATGCTGATATCTCTGTGTCTTTATCAACTATTGCAACTATTGATTGAATCTTCACCACAGCCAGTCCCTCATAAGATTCTACGCCATTTCTTTTATCGAATACTACATAGTCATCTACTTTGAATTCTGCCGGGAATATATTTCCCTTCTCGTCTTTCATGCCTTGACCAATAGAAAGAACCTTTCCCTTTATCCAAGGGATGTTCTTCTTTGATTCGTAGATGATACCTGCCTCTGTTACGGTTTTGTTTTCACACAATTCAATCATAACACAATCTCCGTGCGGCTTAAATCCTTTAGACATGTGTTTGCCTCCATATAGAATATCTCGTTGTTATTTCTTCACCCTCTTCAATTGTTCTTAATGTTTCTAAATATAAAACATAACCACCTTCAATTGGTCTGGGGATTAATCTGCAATTTGGTTCTTTAGAATGGTTTATAAATCCCCCTAATGGAGTTCTAATATATCCATTCTCAAAACTAAAATCACTCTTGTGGGTTAAACCTATTATACTTTCTTCTTCAATTTGCTCGACAGCAAAAAGACCTAATCCATCAATTGATGATTCTTTTATTGTTACTTGAGGTGGTAGTGGTTTATATCCAATTGAGTTAATCATTTGAATTCACACTCCACCATAAGTTCTGTTAAACATGCAGTCATATTAATTTCTTGGTCTGCAACAAATGCAGACTTATATTGATATTCCGCGAGAATTAAAATTGCTCTTGGAATGCTTTGTGCATCCATAGTTTCATATAATCCATCATAAATCTTTCGGAAGATTCTAGTTTGGTCATTATCTAAATTCTCAACAACCCATTTACGAACATCTGAAAATGTTTTGGATTTCATGGCAGTAGTTAATTCATTAATTTTGATACTACCTACTCTTGATAAAATTCCAATATCTATTACACCCGCGACTGAATATCTTTGCAGTTCATTTATTACTTTTCTGAAGTCTGGGAAATGGCGCATCACCAATTGTGCCAATACTTTTTGTTCGTATTCTACACCTTCTTCTTCCAAGATATATTCTATCCTCTTTAAAAAATTAGATGCTAATTTTGGTTTTTCTGTATTAGGAATTCTAAATTCTATGTTTGTGCATCTAGAGTGAAGAGGTTCAATTATTCTATTTTTAAAATTACAAGTAAGAATAAACCTACAATTCTTAGAAAACTCTTCGATAAAACCACGAAGTGCGGGTTGCATACTCTGTGCGTTTGCATAATCGAATTCGTCAAGGATTACAACTTTGCTTCCACCACTAATTGATACACTACTCGCAAAGTTTCTAATCTTGGTTCTGAGGGTATCTATATTGCCATCTTCGGAACAGTTTATGATAATCCAATCAAGTTCCATCTCATTACAAAGTGCTTTTGCAATTGTTGTCTTACCGCATCCAGCGCCACCAGACAGAAGAAGATTTTGCACTTCTTCACTGGAAACCATTCCTTCAAATGTTTCTTTAATATCTTTAGGTAAAATACATTCTTCAATTGTAGTGGGTCTATACTTTTCTACCCATAAAAAATCTTTTGTCATTGTAGTCATAATTATCTCACTGTGTCATAAGGCACATGAACATCTCTAAATGTTTTGGTGTATCCCTCTTCATTTACAATCATATCGTCCATTAAAGTTTCAAAATTATATTCGGGTGTCCATCCCAATTCAGTTCGGAGTCTTGAAGAATCACCTTTTAAATCTTTTAATTCTTCTGGTCGTAGAAATCTTTTGTCTAATATGACATAATCTTTATAATCCATATTAAGTTTTCCAAACACATATTCACAACAGTCACGAACACTATGAGATACGCCTGTTGCACACACATAATCATCTGGTTTATCTTGTTGCAACATCATCCACATTGCTCTCACATAATCTTTAGCGTGTCCCCAATCTCTTGTTGCATCCAAATTGCCTAGAGGAAGATTTTCTGCTTCTCCATTGGCAACTGCAATTGCGCCTTTTACAATTTTACTTGTAACAAAATTAGAACCTCTTCTTGGAGATTCGTGATTAAAAAGTATGCCATTACTAATAAACATACCATATGAGTTTCTATAATTTCTTGCAATATTATATGCAAATACTTTTGCACACGCATACGGACTTACTGGACTCATTGGAGTAGTTTCTCTTTGGTAGCCATCATCGTCTATACTATTACCAAACATTTCTGAAGAGGATGCTTGATAGATTTTAATCTTTGGGTTTACAATACGAACTGCTTCAAATACATGAAGAGGTCCCATTCCTGTTGCACTTGCTGTGTAAACTGGAATATCAAAACTAATTCTTACATGAGATTGTGCGGCTATGTTATAAAGTTCATCTGGTTCACTCTTCTGGATGATTTGAATCAATGATGAAACATCAGTGATATCTCCATAGTGTAAATGTAATCTTTCGTGTCCATGCCACTTTTCTATTCTTGCGGTCTGATTTTCTGCGGTGGAATGTCTTCTGACAATTCCATGCACCTCATATCCCTTTTCTAACAAAAGTTCTGTAAGGTAAGAACCATCTTGTCCGCTAATTCCTGTGATTAATGCTTTTTTCATGACGAATATGTAGAATCACTTTCAAGTGCAACCCAATATGTTAAATCTCTGCTTTGGTGTTTAAATTCACTTACTACTTTTTCTGTAATTCTTACATCATAACTGCCCGGCAACATTTTAAGGTTGTCTGATTTAAAATAGAAAATAAAATCTTGGTCGTGGTTTGTTAGATTGCCTATTTCTATTGAATAACTGTTACTTGTTTTATCCGATTTGTCCATTGTTACCAATTCAATTGAATCTCCGTTTGAACGAATAGCAATATCATTAACTTGAAGAACAGAAGATGCCTTTAGAATGTCATTAAAATGGGATTGAGTGAGTACACATTCAACTACCACTTCTGGCATATTAATTGTCTTGTTTACTGTTGTCAAAAGAGAAGGTTCAGAATAATAATACTGTACAGAACTGTTATTCTTTTTAGATTCTATTGTAACTGATTTTTCTTCAAACATAAATTCTGGGTCTTCAAATAATGAAATAGTTCCAAGGAATTTATTTAAATCCCAAATACCAAATTCTTGGTCGAATGCCTCTGTAACATTTGCCATTGCCATGACATTTTTTACAGGGGATATTGTTGTTAGTGTGTTTCCTTCTTTTACTAAAATATTAGAATTAATAGAAGAAAAGTTTTTAAGCACTTCTAGTGTGTCGTTTGAAATTGTTGTTCCGCTTGCGGTGGTTGTCATAATATAATCTCCATTATGTTTTATCTTTCGTTATCGTTATACTCATGATATGCATCTTTGTCAATATCACCTTGTAGCATATCTTTTAAATATTTTTTATCTTTTTTTCTTCCGTGTTTACTTTTTCTTTTTGCACTGTTGCGAATGTCAAATCGGTCATCTGCGTCTTCGTAGTTGCGCTTTCTTTTTTTGTTCTTTGCCATTTCAATATAACTCCTCTACGGTTTCTAGCAATTTTACAAGTTTATGTTCCATTAAATATGGAAATATTTTATTTGTTTCTTTATTACACGGTTTGTTATATTCTTCCATTATTTCTTTTTCTATTTCTTCTGGTATTTCTTCAAAATCTATTAGAGTTTTATTTTGATTCCACCTATCTGTTTTTTTGTAGGTTTCAATATTTTCTTTTATTTCTTTCATTTTCTTTTTAGTCATTGGCTTTTGTCTTTTGTCTTCATTAACAAAAGTATCTTCTTCTGAAAGAATGTTAGGAACTCCGTCAGATGAATCACCACGAATAATATGTTCTTTTAAATATTCTTCTGAATTGTCACATGTTAAGAAGTCTTTTTTGTTTGGACTCCATTGTTTTACATTAGAATACTTTTGTAGTTGTTGAAAATCTTTATCACTAGAAACAATAACAACAGGTTCTATTGGTAAAGAATGTTTACAAATAATGGCAATAATATCGTCTGCTTCTGTCCTTGGTACAGAAATGTTTTTCCAAGGAAAAACGGATTCTATTTCAGATTTAATTATCATCATGGAATCAAATATTTTATTCCAATTATGAGGGGATTCTTGTTTTGCCTTTTTTCTATTCTTTTTATAATGCTCAAATGATTCTGCTCTCCAACAATGTGGAGAATCATGACAAATTATTATATCACCATAGTCTTGTTTAAACTTGTGGTTATATATTCTGTATGTGTTTAAGCACATATGCCTTAATAGTTCTGTATCTTCAATATCGCCATATTTGATAAGATTGAAAATGTTTGCTATTAAAAGTTGATTATTATCAATTAAAATCATGGTTTGGTTTGCTTCGTTTCATTTTCTCGAAATTATCTTGAGTTTGTCCTACTTTTATCTTGGACAATTTAGAAACTTTCTTTTTGGTAGGCTTCTTTTTAACTAAGGCATTTTTACATGCATTAAGTTTTATATCTGCGTGTTTACGCATCCAAACTCTATCTTCTTTATTGGTGTTTCTTTGTATCCAAAAGGCCTTTTCAAGTATCCACTCCCAAATGCAGTCGCCTTTCCATTGGATTTGAACTCTAACATCCCTGCCTCTTTCAAATCCCCCCCATTCTTCTTGACCGGCAAGTTTATATGTTTTAACAGAAAAGTTTTTGGTCATTCCTTCAAGATTACTTGAAAGATATTCTTTATATGATACATTGTTCATAGGTATATTATACTTCAAATTTTAAATTTGTCAAGGAAGATGTTTTATTTTTCTAATCCAATTCCACACAGACCTTGTAATATCATCTACATCTGTTATTTTTGCAGACCACTTTGTTTTCTTTTTAAATTCGGCAGGGTCTGCACATAAGTATTCTGGGTCGCCATCTCTTCTGTCGGCTTCTTCCACTTTAATTCTTTTACTGTACACTGAACCACAGACCTTTAAACAAGAAGAAATTATTTCGCGGACGGAGTATCCAATGCCATTACCTACATTATAACAATTGTTGTCTAACTTATCCATAATGGCTATGTGTGCATCTGCCAAATCGTCTACATGAATGTAATCTCTTATACATGTTCCGTCTTTTGTGTTGTAATCTGTTCCGTATATTTTTATTTTATCTTTAACTCCTGCCAATGCTGATAAACACATAGGAACTAGATTCTCTTTTCCATCGAAATTAAAATCTCCTATCTTTCCTTCCATATTACATCCTGCCACATTAAAATATCTTAATGCTGTATATTTAAATTTTGTATTGCTTTTTGAATATGCTTCTAACATTTGTTCTAACATAACTTTGGTTGTACCATATGGACTTGTGGGGTATAATGAATTTGATTCTAAAATTGCCTCTGTGGATTTTTTATCACCGTAAACTGCGGCACTACTAGAAAGTACAAACTTTTCTACTCCCAAAAAAGTAATAGCAGATAAAAATAATGGGAATTGACCTACATTATTTTCAAAATATTTAAGAGGCGCTTTAACAGACTCTCCGACAGAAATATGACTAGCGAAATGGAAACATATATCGATATCTAATTCTTGAAGAAAAGGAGAAACTTTAGTAATATTGCCTATATCAGACTTCAAAAATTTTCCATTCCAACCGTGGTTCTTTAAATGGTCTAATGTTTTTTGACTTCCTGTTGTAAGATTATCAATGATAATTACTTCATGTCCTTGTTCTATTAATTTAAGAACTACATGAGAACCGATATATCCTGCACCACCTGTTACTAAACAATTCATTGTTCTGGTTTCCAAAATACAAGTACTGGTTCATATTTAAAATACTTACCGTCTACCATACAATAATTTTTGCAGGTGGGTTTTCCGTCTTCGCCCATTCTGTTTTGCCCTGGCATTCCTTCTAACGCCATCTTGATTGTGTATTTGTATTCCAATCCGCAAGATGCAAGAATGTCTTTACTGTCTTGTTCTAACGGAAGGTAATTTCCACTTACTAATAAGTCTGCAATATTCCATGCCATATACCTGCCAGGTTTTAAATATTCTGCACAAGTTTCTAATGTTGGTGCAAGGAATCCATGCCTCCACGAATCATATGATGAACCATACTTTTTGTAAGATTGGTTTTCATCTTCGCTGTATGCTTCTCTATTAAAGTATGGTGGTGAAGTAAAAATGAAATCCAATTTGCCTTTATACTTTTTAAAGTCTGGATTGATATGAATTACTTCTGAACCTTCTTTGAATATTTCGTAAGTATTCGTTTCGGAAAAGAATGGGTTTCCTCTATAAGTTCTGGTATTGTAGAAATCTGCGATAGAAGCATACTTACTGTAATTATCATCATCAAGAAAATTATCAGGATTAGGGTCAGTCCCAACATAATGAATCCTGCGGTCATCCCGCACACCCATAGCACCGAGTATGCGGCCACCCCAACCAGCCGATGGGTCATAGATGTTAATAACTTCTTGGTCTTTGATATCATTTGTAAACCTTTCATAAAGATATTTTGCAGTCATTGGTGGGAAGTTTACTGCGGGTTGAATATATCCAATTCGATATGCGGCGAATGCTTTGGGAAACATTTTCTTTCCCTTTTGATACACACGAATGTTGTATCGTTTATCGTCAGACATATTCTCAATATCAAATGTAGAATGG